TCTACGTGAGAAAAAGAACCAACCTCAGGCCTAACGACGGTCGGAGGGCGAGGCGTCGGCTCTCGTCTTTCTCTGGCAGGAGGAGAGCGACGATCGCGTATAGATCGCTCAAGAGAGGTGCCGCCCCTCGGAAACTCATTCCGACCTCTAAGTCCAGTCGTAGGAACTCGAGCTTTCAACGTTCCTCTGTCGTCACTTGATAGCGGCATCTCTAACTCCCTATCGACCAGCGCTCATAAATCGTTGCCCAAACGCCTGCGCAACTCGCAACCTGGGATCCGTGCGCTGCGGTCGTAAGCACGAAATCAATGACATCCTTATCGGAGAGCGCCAAAAGAGGATTACTAAAAGGCGTGTTGGAATGAAGCCGATAAAAGGTGTCGTTTGCTGCCAGGGAGATCCCTTGACCTACAAGGGTGTTATTTAGATTTACTTTTAATTCCGGATACGCGCTGTTTGCGTCCGCCGCAACGCTGCGAACATACACGCCTATCCCCATAAGATGTCCTTCCATCCCTGGTTGAGCAATAATTTCATGCCTCGCGATTTTCTCTGCGCTGGTGGGCACATTAAACCGAGTCGTAGCCACCGTGCCAGTTGCCCCTGCAAACGCAACAGATGTTCCTGCTGCTGAGAAGGGGACCAGATTCAGGGTTGTCTTCAGCAGGGTGTAGCGATCTGAGATCTTGTCTGCGCCAATATTCGCCGCAGTGGAGATATGCTGATTCTTTATGCCTCCATTGAGGATGTCAGCAACGTTGTTGAAGTTACCATTTAGGTCGGAAGCAGTGATAACCTCTGTTCCTGCCCAGGTCTTTTTAAAGCTAAATGTCATCCGCAAAACTCCCAAAAACCCGAAGCCCTGACAGACTTCGGCCTACAACACAAGGAGCCGCCCGCGCATCCGTGTCACCGGTTATTGACAAGGTACCAGGAAACCCATCAGAAGGGCTAGCTGTTCCGTTCGTCTTGAATGAAGCCAGAAAGCTCTTTGTTGCGTCGAGTGCGCCAGATCCGCTATTTGGGCAAAAAACGGTTCCATTTACATCATCGCAAGTCCAGGCCGCATAATACAACCCCTTAGAAGTATTGAGGTATGTCCCTTTTGAATGCTCTTCATCTAGTCTGACTTGCGTTGTCCCTGTGGTCCCTATCCATTTCCCGGAGCCTAGCTTTCTGAGGCTTGGGAGTGACTTGGTTCTAGGTGCAAGCTGATCGACTCGAGCAGGGTCATCTAGGACATATAAGCAAAGGCCTACTTTTGATGTGTTCGTTGCGGTTGCGGAACAAATTAGGGATATTCTTCGAACAAAGATCTGTCCTGCAAAACGGAAGGGGATAACAAAAACCCGATTAACGTCTGCGGAGGCGGAATGCGTTGCAACCATGTCTGTGCCAGATCTGTCTTGAGAAAGACACGGGACCGTCTCGATCTCGTGCAATTCGGGCACAGCCGAGCCCTTCCGGTGAAAGGCTGATTCAAGGTTTTCCAGCCGTCGCTGAATTGTTCCGAGAGTGTCCTGCCATCCCCATCGCACTATCTCTTCCCCAGATCGCGTGCAGTGATATACATTCTTCTTAGCCGCCAAGGAGCTGCCCCGCCAATCTGGACCTGAAAATCGCGACCCTTCAGATTCAAATTGTTGTTAACGGTCTTGTATCTAGTATCGCCCAGAGCTCCCGTAATTGTGACAGTCCCTAGTTTCGAAAGACCAGCGTCCGCTGACATTGTGATCGCTTTTGATTCTGTCTCTCTTTTGTCCACAAAGAACTTAAGATCCATAGCGGAGGATGTGTTTTGAACAACGCTTTGAACGCTCGTATATGCGGCTTCTCTCGCTTCAAACAGGTTCAGCGGGACTGTTCTTGCATAGCTGTCTATCGCTACTCCGTCGTCTTTTTCTTGGTCCGCCAGTGTTTGGACATGGCCGTCGTCTGTTCCGATAAGGAGTCTTTCGTCTCCGTTTTCATCGTAGTCTTTTGCCAGAAAAGAAGCCCCGTGGGGAGCAGACCAGAGCCAAAACCTGTTGCGGGTGTAGTCCCAGATCACAATCTTATCGTTGTAGTCTTTGCCTGCTGAAGAAACCGCCAGCATGTACCATCCCTTTTCTTTGATGTGGACCGAGGAGGATCGGTTCAACCTGTTCGGATTGATCCCTCCTTTTATGAGTCTAGACCAGTCATCCAAGACAGGCTCCATATTCGAGCCATTGAACGCATAGAGTCCGTCTGTATTCGGCCCCACGAGAGTAGACTTGATAACCTGTACTCCATGGTGAGAGACAAAGCCCGCGCCCGCATACAGAACTCGGCTGTCGAATTGGTCTTCTGACTCAATAAAGAGAAACTCCATGATCGCGTTACTAGTCCAAATCAAGAGTCTATTGTTTATACCGGCTGCGCCCTGTATCTCTCGGTTGCGGTCATCGGGGATCGCTCGTATGAAATGAGACGGCCATACGTGAAAAGCGCTCTCACCGCTAAACCGAAGCATTGAATCTGCTGTTCCGGTCTTTATGGCGAAAAGCCTCCGCAGGAAAGACACCAGGATATGCGCAAGCACGGGGCTGTTCTCTAGAAAAGCCGTCTCAGTTATGCCGTTGCTAATCGCTGCCGCTTTTGACTCCTCGCTCAAGAACGTAAAGTTTGCGTATCTTTCTGCGTGCCAGTCTTTGTCTGTGTCGGTTTCTGGGTAAAGCACCCGAAGACGAGTTCCGTCGAACCTGAGTATTTCACTATGGTCATTGGCAAGGTAAAGAGAATTACTGTTGTTGTCGTATGTTGCTGTCCAGTTCGTCCCGCTAGGAATCGACCATCTTGGGCTTCGGCTAATGTAAAAACTTACTGCCTCTTCGTTTATATCGTATGGATCTGCGGTTTCTACGGCAGGAACCCATGGCCGAGAAGAGGTAAGCGTTACCGTTGTTGCAGCATTTGAAGAGACTTCGTAATCTCTTTGGCTAGGCTTGATCTCCACCCTGCTGTGCGGACGATAGATCTTGATGGAAGTCGCCCCATCCGGACCCGCTGTAAATTCGTCATCCACATGAAGGTCTACATCACCTGAGTCTGAAGCAGTGTTTTTAGTGATCATGCGCTCTTCGCCGTCGTATGTTCCTCCAATATACCTAAGCAGATGATGCTCGTACTGGTTCGCAACAACTCCGGCTGTACTCGTTATCTGGATAAGAGTCGTAGAGCCTCCGTCAACAACATTTCCGAAGGCCACATAAAGAGCCTGGCCTCCCCTCCATTCACTCTCATCGCTCGTTCCGGACGTGTACCAGTCTACCGTGTCTGTTGTCTTCTTTCTCTCTAAGACGCCCGTGGCCCCATAGAAGTTTGTCGATCCTGTTGCGGTGTGATTCGGGGGGAGAGTTGCGCCAGAAGCGGAAGACCACTGAGGAATCGTAACCCGATTATAGGTTCCAGACCCCTCATCTTGAACGACATGCAGTTGTTTTGTGGCGTCTCTTGTCGAGCTGGCTAGCCCAAGCATCGCGCCTTTTTCGCTTCCTCTTCTTTCTTCACGGTCAGAACAGATCACAAGAGTGTCGCGCTTCTTTGTTCTTAGAGGAAAAAGCCCATTCACTTTCGCTAAATGAAAAGCTCTAATTCCCGGAGCAGTAATTACGGATGTCCCTGGGAGGGTGCCCCGGTCACCAGAGGCCGCATAGATCGATACATAAATCCAATACTTTGTAGATCCCAAAGCGCCGCCACCAGTGCCGGTCGTCGTCGTCGCCCATCCTGTCAGGCCTCTTGTGTGCCAAGAAACACGGCCTTCTTTGCATAGGGTAGTAGAGTAATAGGCTGTATTATCTGCCTTGTACTGCCCAAGAGAGGTTGTGTCGAAAAGAAACGGGATCTCCTCCCAGTCGTCTCCGGTTGAGTAATATCCTTTGAGGAAAAGACCCTCCGCAGGAGCAGTGGAGAAAGCGACAGATCCGAGATCAAAGCCGTCAAACTTCTCCTCGCACCCAACATAAAGAAGAGGGGTCGAGGCCAATATGCTCCCGGCTCGATTCGCAAAGCCGGTGAGCGTCTCCTCCGCCGTTCTGTCTGAGGCTTGAACAGATACGAGCCCTGGCGGCAGGAAATGAGGAGCCGCAGTATATATTGTCTTGAAGGCATCGCGCCTTCTTAGATCACCGTCATCGTTGATGACGTTTAGACCTTCGGCAATCTTACCTGCACGAACGTTTGTGTCTAGTCGATCAATGCCCCGATCAATCGGGTCTATTGGCGCTGTGACTGTACGTTCGCCCATCTCATGCTATGCCTGAACGTCGGAGTAAAGTTTTGTTGTAGATCGAGATTTCGGCTTCTTCTTGCTGGCTGCCTTCTTCTCTGCGATCTCAAGTTCTTTTTCTACAGCCTCAAGTGCGGCCTGTTTCTTCTTGAGTTGCTGCTCTACAACATCCTGCATTTCGGTTCCAGTCTTGAGGATTCCCTTGTGCGTCTCTATCATCCCAGCCTGAAAAAGCCATGAAGACATCGACGCAGGAACATCAAGATAGTTCGGAGTATCGTTTTCCTCTTTTTTGACCCAACTGTACTTCTTTGAGGTGGAGACCATCTGCTGTCCGCGATCTATAAATTGAGACAATGTTTTTTTGTATTCCCACGTCGCATCTGACGGCTGGAAGAGATACGTCCTACCAGAGTAATCAATCTTCAGCGGTATCCCTTCGCCCATCTTTTCTGTGCTTACGTTATAAACTCTAACTGACATCAGTTTCTTCTCCTGGTCGGAATTGTTCTAGGACCGCCTGCCTGTCTGTGCGATTTCCAGAGCTGCATCATCTCTTGAAGATTGCTCTCTTGCTGTATTGTCCATTCGCCCTCAATTGAACGAAGGGCTTTGGCCGCATGAAGCTGGACCAGCCTAAGCCATGTTGTTTGCATGGGAACGAGGTCGGCCGCGCTTGTCCCATCAGGCGTAAGTGCTTCTGAGAGATACCATATTCTGATTGTATACGTTGTCCCTGTATCCGCAGATCTTATCCCTATGGTTCTGTTTGTGGCGTCCCCTGCTAAAGAATACACCTTTGCCGAATTCAACTCATCACCCTTAAGGGTCTCTAGAATCGTTATCGGCACATATTCGACTGTTCTCGGGTTTTCTGCATCGTCAATAATCTCGACCTTAATGATCGATGCACTCCCCACTGTAGTTCCGATGTTCGTCCACTTCCCTGTATAAGAAATGTCCTCATATCTGAGGAGCTCTCCAGGGTCGCGATTTGATTTGTCCCTGATCAAAAACCGAACCGAATCAAAGATAGAACGATCAATGTCTCCGTCTTCCCATCGCTGAGAGGACGCATCGGAATCATTCACCTCTAAGCGAACACGAATCCTTGCAGTAGCTAGGCTTTCTGATGCTGACCTGCTGACCGCCATTTGAACTAGACCCCTATTGCCTTGCTAGCTGCTGCCCAAAGCGAGTCCTTCTCTTCTTGCTTTACCTTCTCTTTGAATGCAGAAACAGCGTCCGCTTCTCTTGCCTTGTGGTCGTTGAGATATTCGGCCAGCTCTTTAGCTTTGTGCTCGGCATACATTCGGCTGTCTTTTTTGAATCGGATTTTATATTTCCTGCCGTCCCCAGTGACTTTGGTTTCTTCGTGCCATTCGGCTTCTTTTTTCTCTCGAATATCAGAATTGTCTCTGTTCGGCGCTATGATTTGTAGCTTGCCGCCGTTTGCGGCTGCGTTGATTGCCAAGTAGTTGTAGTCGAGGATGTCCCACTCTTGGTCTTCAAGGACTCGTTCTTCTTCTCGTTCTTGTTCTTCTTCTGGCTTCTCGAGCTGACGAACAACAGCGTCAACCCCGAGACGCTGAATGTCTGCATCTCTTCTGAGGATCTCAAAGTCCCGTTTTGTCGGAAGCCGGTACTGGCCCATGAGTCCCCGTAAGTTTTCATACCGTTTATCACTATTGTCTAGATCACTAGGCAGGGCACCCTCCTTGGATTCCGTCATAAAGACAGAAAAACAAGAATAGGTGCCATCCCCGGTTTTCTCAAAACACGCCCATCGTTTGAACCAGGGGTGAAGCCTGAGCTTAAAGTCAGGCTCACCCCCGATTAGGTCTTCAAACGCTGATTGAACTTGTTCGGGCGCACGCATAGGAGAAGTAATAGAGTCAGGATCGAAATATCCATATATCTCATTCCATTGATACCGCTTCTTCGACGGCTTCATCCCGACACCGCGCCTAGACGAATCCATCTGATCTTCAAGATCACGATCCGTCAAAGTCGGTATCGACTCTGTATATTGCTCCCTATGCGTAGTCATTCTATGGGGTTATTGATGCCACCGTTAGACCGTCAACCAAGAAGTCAATGTCCTCTAAGGTGCCGTTCGTCCACGGCGAGGTGCAGAAGAAGTTTCCGCGCTCTGCCATCACGATCTCGTGAGCATCCTTGTTCGTTACATATCGTTCAGGTGTCTTGTCTACACTGGAAAGAGTCCGATTAGACAAGTAGCCCATCGTTCCCTTGCGTAAAATATAGATCATGCCAGGAGGGCAATCTCGATCAGTGTCGTAGCTCATGCTGCGATCACCTGCGACAATCGCTAGCTTTCCATAGCCAGAGGTCGTCTGCACAGGCGCAAAGCGTCGAGCCTGACTACCTGTCATAACTCCACCGCCGTGCTCGTTGCCCATGCCGAGATGCTGAACAACTTCTCGACGAACCGCGCTATTGAGATAGAGCGTATCCGGTTCTTCGCCTGACCCTTCTTCGACAATCTGATCGATGCCGAGAATCAAAAGAAGATCACTAAAATGACGATCTGTTCCGCCACCCGTCTGTCGATTGCCGTCCAAGGTCGGACGATCTGATCCACGACGCGTACCGTAAACTGCCCCATAAACCGTACTATCAAGCATAAGGTTGTTTAGACCATTATACCCGGCAAAATACGAATCAATATCGGCGCTCGAAGCATCTTCGGCAGCCTTTCCGCCCGCTCGACGAGAACCCCAAGGCCAAAGCAATTCGCCTGCCGCAGGAGCCTGCGCGCCAGTCACTCCCTGAGTAACAACAACCGAGTTTCCGGAAACAGAGGTGACTTCAAACTTTTCCGCTCCCCCGTCTACGCCGGATGCGCCCTCAGAGTCAGCGTCAGCACTGTCTCCGAAATCTATCAACATCCCCTTCTTGAGGTAATGACTGCCAAACTTATAGAAGTTTCCAGCCTGGGAATCTCGATCATTTCTGCTGTGCATTGTCAGCGTAATCGTATCTCCCGCCGTTCCTCCTGTTCCCACATTTGTGTCAACGTGACCGAGAACATGACGAGGGCCGAGAATTGCCATCCGGCACTTATTCACTGCGTACTGCTTCCGAGCAAGACGCAACTCTGTAGCACGAGGACCAGAAAAGACAGCTTTATCGCCAGCTCTTGCCATGTCCTCAACTTCACCCGTCCAACGAAGTCGAACATAAAGCGAACGAGAGATAAGCTCCGGCTGAAACGCTGACATCGAGCTAGGTTCAGTCAGGTTTGAGTTCTCGAAATGCGCAATGCCTGCGCTTTGTGGGTATTTATCGATAAACGCGCTCAATACGCGACGACCACCCATCTTGCCCCGAACCTTTCCAAGCCCGGTAGCTGCCAAACACTTGGCGTTTGAATTGACGTGGTCTTCCCAAAGAGAGCCATACCAATCCTTCATGAGGCCGTCCATCGCCTCACGTCCGGTTCCGGCTATGCCGGTGACTTCTACAACTGCCATTTTTTACTCCTAGTTGGGGAAAAAGCCCCCTCGCGAAACAAGATGGTCTGCATCGGCCATACTCATTTCTTGTTGTCAGTGCGAGCGAGCTCCCCGTCCTGGGCCAGCGCTATTTAATTGATCCAAGCGAGACTGCCGTTTTGCAGCTTGCGTGGTTTTTGCCGTTGGTTGCTCTCTTGAAGCAAGGCGAACAAATTTGATTGATTCTGCGACTGCTCTGCCGGGGTCCATTCCCTGATCGACCAACAGTTGAGCCTGTTGCTTTGCAGCACTTACAACCTCCGAAGGAGCGTTAGCATACTGACGTGCAGCTTCGTCGAAACCCGAACTCATCTTGTCCACCTGACGCTGGTGTACCTGAGCGTGTTGCTGCTCTTGGAATCGGCTTTCCATATGCTTGATCCGCTGATCGTAGTTCTGATTCTGGCGATACATATCCATGCGGGTCTCAACAAGTTGCCGATGGACAGGGTCTTCAGCATCTAGACCGCCTTCTTCACAGAGTTTTGTCACGTAATCAGGAGAAGCGTAATAAGCCTGGGACTGCTGTACCTTCGCTTGCTGCTCGGCTCTTTGTTGTTCGTACTGGTATTCTTGCTGAAGACGAAGGTATTCAGCCATTTGCTGCTGACTTTCAGCTAAAGCCTTCAGATATTCCGGACTTGCGTCGTCAGAGGGCTCTTTGAGTTTGGTTTCTTCAGGAGAAGAGGGCTCGAGAACGTTTGCGAGAGTAGAGGGATCTTCTTCTGGAGCCTGCTCGTTTTCAACCATAGCACCCGTGTCATCGAACCTGATCTCCGTTTGTTGGATAACTGGCTCGTCTAAATCCATGCCAGATTCAGAGAGAGGAGCAGAATCCCTTTCCAACTCTTCACTCATATCTATAGGACCTGCTTCGGCCTCGGAAAGAGCTGGTTCCATGTTGTCGAATTTTGCGCCCGCGTTTGCCATGTTCTGAATCTAACACAAGATTTTTACTTTTTTCAAACTATTGAGGCAAATACCCGGAAGGCTGAGCTTGAGGACCGGCATTTGCTTGAGCCATTCCAGGTGTTTCTTGACCTGTTTCGTACATAGAAGCGCCTCCGTCACGAGGCGACTCCATCCCCGGTTCTGCCGGTGGAGGAGCTCCACCATCTGCTCCTTCTGTCTGATTTAACAGCATATTTTGCTCTTGGGCGTAAACTTCCATTTGTTGAGCGCGGTAATGTTCGTGTTGCGCTACGTGATCGTCGAACAAAGATCTAATCTGATCGGGAAGGTTTCTGAACTCATGACTAATCCGAAAACGATTGTGCTCGTCAATATGAACATCATGATCGTCCTCCTGGGCTACGCGAATTGGAGCATAGGGATCTGTTCGGAACAAAGCGCTTTCCGCCTGAGCCACAGACTTATGCTCTTCGTTCGCGTCACTTGTAGAACGACCCTGGTAATCCCATCCTACAATCCTGCGGAAACGCTCGGCATCCGGAGAGTCACTCAAGCCACCGGCCTGCATCGCCTCTAAAGCCTCCCCATACCTCATAGCACGAGAGTTAGGTGCGCCAGAATAAGCCTCAATCGCTAATTCATGAGAGAAATCAAAGTCTTCGCCTCTAAACACGCGGACTTGCCACTCGTTATTAGGACCAAGCATCTGGATGAAACGACCGTCCTCGTAACGATCAGAGGCCTCCTGCAAACACATCTTCATGATGCGAGTTACCGCATCCTTAAAGATCTGAACGTCAGGAGCATGAACCCCGCGCTCAAACTCAGCCAAATAAGCCAAGGCTCGCCCAGAGGTTACATTCTGAGGAACATCGCCCCGACTTACGTCCGAATACGTACTGATGTCCTTCATAACCGCCACCAAATTGTCCTGGTACTTGAACGTACTGGGGTCAATCGGAGGATGATCGATGTATTTTGGCTGAAACCCATAGTTATAGGTAACGATTGAGCCAGGCATATCTGACAACTCATCCATCTTTAATTCAGCGCCGCGTGGCTCCAAGAGCCAAGGAGTCACACATCGGTCCAGCATTTCCCGCTGCTTAGAGGCTGCACGGTTTATACTCTTTTGAGGGCCTATTAGATCTTTGACCAAGCCATCAGCATAAAGAGCAGACTCCACAATGTTCTGGCCATTCAAAAGAATGAACGGGAAACGGGAACTAGGCAAGCGGTCCACATGAAGAAGCGTGTCAGCATGAAGAATCATCTGACGACCCCGTGAATACTTCACCGTAGGCTTTTCATATATA